TGGCAAAACAAATCACAAGCCATAGCGTATGAAGATCATCTATACACTAGAACATCTCACTACAGTTATGAAATTATTAATAACAAACTAAGAATTTATCCTATGCCAGATAGTGTTTCTCCAGAAAAATTTTGGTTTAGATTTACGGTTGACAATCAAGATATTTGGGAAGATGATAATGATGGTGGACAAAAAGGTATCAACAATATGAACACCATGCCATTTGAAAACATTCCTTACGAAAACATAAACTCAATTGGTCATCAATGGATTAGAAGATTTGCTCTCGCCTTGTCAAAAGAGACTCTTGGGCAGATACGTGGAAAGTTTGGCGGAAACATACCAATCCCTGGAGAAAATGTAACTTTAAATGCGTCTGACTTATTAAGTCAAGCCAAAGAAGAGCAAAGTGCATTACGAGATGAGCTTAAAACAATACTAGACGAAATAACGTATCCTAAGCTAATTGCCTCAGATAAAGAAATGACTGATAATGCAAAGGGAATTATGCAAGATGTGCCTAATGGAATTTATGTGGGGTAAATGAATGTCAGAAGATAATAAATGGAAAAAACCAAGCGCTCCCCCTCCTCCAATGTTTTTTGGAAAAAAAGAGCGAGATCTTGTTAAACAAGTAAATGATGAAATTATTGAAAGAGTTGTAGGTCAAGAGGTTTTATATTTTCCTCTAGATTTAGAACACACCGAATATCATCCATTATATGGTGAAGCGATAGAAAAAACCTTTCTTCCACCCATTAGAGTTCATGCGCTTGTTGAGTTTAAAGGCATTGAAACTATGGATATGGATAATATAGCTATTGATAAATCAACAAAAATTAAAATTAATTTTCATAAGAGAAGACTAACAGAAGATCAAGATCTTTTTGTGCGAGAAGGAGATTTTGTTAAATATGGACCAATTTTTTATGAGATTGTAATGCTCTCAGAACCTAAAGTTCTATTTGGGCAAGTAGAGCACCGTTTTGAAATTCAAGCGGAATGTATAAGATCAAGGGATGGATTGTTTAATGCCGAGTGATTTACAAAAAGAATTTAGTATTGTTGCATCTTCATTTGAAGATATTGACACATCTTTATATAATTTTGTTGATAATACCTTAAATTTACACACCACAACAAACAAAGGCATAGAAAAGGTACCTGTGTTGTGGCTTGGGTCCGAGAGGGCGTTTCAAATTAAAAATAACCGAGATTATCGTGATTCTGTAGGTAAATTAAGACTACCTTTGATTTCAATTGAGAGAGCATCTGTTGAAAAAGATAAATCATTTAAAGGAAATATCCAAGCGCATGTTCCTGTTGATAAAGATGTGCGAGAATATCGTCAAGGCGCATTTAAATTAGTTTCAAAGTTAAACCAAGAAAAAACAAGAGCTTTTCAAGCAGCGGAAGCCAAGAGAAAGAAAGGGCAAGCGCACTATCCACATGACAGCAAAAAATTTGTTTACGATGAGTTTTACATTCCGCTCCCTGTTTATGTTAAAGTTATGTATAATGTTGTTTTGAGAACAGAATATCAACAACAAATGAATGACCTTATTGCTCCTTTTATTTCAAGACCAGGTCAACTAAATCATTTTGTTTTAAAAGAAAACGGTAAAATGTATGAAGCATTTATTGACTCTTCTGATTCTTCCAATAACTTAAATGCTCTTGGGCAAGATGAAAGAAAATTTGAAACAAAAATTTCTATAAGAGTGCTCGGATATATCACTGGCGATGGCAGTGCAAACCAAGAAACACCAAAAATTATAAAGAAAGAAACAATTGTTGAAATAAAGTTACCAAGAGAAAGAGTTATACTAGAAGATGAAATTCCGTGGAAAAAAAAGAATAATAACTATACAGGATAAAAACAGTCTATTGACTAAACCTTATACTATTTATTGAGAATAATATTTTAAAGGAGAATTATTAATGCCTAGAAAATTTGATTTTTTGTCACCCGGTATTGAAATAACAGAGGTTGACCAATCTATTCTACCAGCAGAGGTTGATGCTGACGGTCCTGTCATCATTGGACGATTTAGAAAAGGACCTGGAATGAAGCCGGTTAAAATCCGATCTTTGGATGCTTTCATTTCTGTTTATGGAAACCCTGTGCCTGGTGGATCTTCACTTCAAGGTGATATCTGGAGAGATGGACCTCAATTGTCTGCACCTACTTATGCTGCATATGCTGCTCAAGCGTGGCTGGCATCAAGAACCTCTCCTGTTAATATTGTAAGATTGCTTGGAGATGAACACCCACAAGCAACAGGAGCAACTGGAAATGCTGGTTGGCAACTTTCTGCCTCTATTCCAAGTTCAACTGCTGCTGATAACTCAACAGCATATGGATTGTTTGTTATTGATAAAACAAAAACCGGTACATTTACACATATTGCTTTAGAGGCTCATGCTGGTCTTACAGTTGCTAATTTAGAAACTGAAACTTCAAAACTATCATTGTCTTCTGGTTCTTTATCTCATAATACAGCTCAAGGTGGATCAAATTCTTTTGCAGCTGATGTTCGTACAAGAGCGACTGGTCTTATGGTAGAAGTAAATTTTAATGTTGATAATGCTACCACTGCTGGTAATGTAACAAGAGCAGCAACCGGTGGAGGATCTGATACTTCTGTTCCTTTATTGACAATAGATCTTCATAACACAAGTTCAACAGCTGAAATTTTAGGTTTTATATCAGATGCTTTAAATGAAGAATCCGCTCGCTCTGATAGTTTTTTAGAGGAATTGGGTTTTGAGGCTACGGCTACACAAGTAAAAATTAGTAATTTTTCATTAACCAAAACTTTTATTTTGGCTGATGTTGGAACAACACAGGACAACTGGCAAGCAGATGCTGTTGATAAGGATAATGCAACGTTAACCAACGGAAATCTAAAAGATGTAGCTGCATTTGTCAGACCAGCAACAGTTCAACCAGGCGAAGGTGCTCTTGCTGCTATCTTCTATGTTGATAGTGGGTATTTAGGGTTAGTTGGAAAAGACGGAACCGGTACTGATGTTACACAAGCAGAGGCATTAGTTGAATCTGAAGCGGATAATATTGGCTTTAAAATCCAAGTATACGACAAAAATCAAGTGGCCACAGAAGCAATTTCTTTTAACTTTAACAGAAACTCCAAAAGCTACATTCGTGAACAATTCAATACAAACCCACAAAAAGTTAATAGTGGTGTAACAGATTCAGATGATCTGAAAACATATTGGTTAGGTGAGTCTTACGAAAGACATCTTAAAACAAAAGTAACAACAACAACAGCAGGAAACCAATATGGTGTTCTTCTTCCTCTTCAAAAAGGAAATGATGCAAGTGCTGCTAAAAGCAACTGGTCTTATCACAGAGTTGGTTCACAAGAGGCAAAATCCGGTTGGATTATTGATTATGACCGTAAAGATGCTACCAATTATGATGCTAGAAGTATGACAAAACTTTTCCGTTTTGAATCATTACACGCTGGTGAAGAGATTCAAAAATCTATTTTGATTGCCATTGAAGATCTTAAACTAGCAACAAATTCAGGTATATACGCATACGGTACATTTACAGTAAAAGTTATGGACATGAATGGCGGAACTCTTGAAAAATATACTCTATGTAACCTTGATCCAAACTCTCCAAATTTTGTTGCCCGTAGAATTGGTGATATGTATATGGAATGGAGTGAAACAGATCGTCGTTATCGTTCTTATGGTAATCATCCAAATGTATCCGATTATATTCGTATTAAAATGTATGACGAAGAGCAAAACTATGATGCTGCTGCTTTACCAGCTGGTTTTTATGGACCGGGTATGCCAAAAGGGTTTGGTGCCCTTGGAGCACATGGAAAAATTAAATCTCTAAATCTCGGTTCTGATTTTACAGGATCATTTTCAAAAGGTGCTAGTTCGGTTCCTATTGGTGGTGGCACTGCTGCTATTGATCTTGGAAACCAACTTGGAGCAAAATTTACTTGGCCTTCAATTCCATTGCGAATTAATGGATCTGACGGTTTCTCTGCGAATCCATACAGAGTTTATTTTGGTGTAAGACCAAAGGTTGATGCAAACTCTTCTTTACATGATGAAGATTATGTTGATTATGTAAGAATGCTTCCGTCTTATTATAGAACTCAAGCACACAATGTTACAGACAGTGGATTTGATTATTCCTTTGTTTTCTCTCTTGATGATATTAAGATTGATACAACAACAAACTCAGTTACATATGCTTCAGGCTCGCGCCAGGCTTCTTCAAATAAAAGCTACACAGCAACAAATAGTTTCTCTGAACTTTTAGACAAAGATGTTAAACAGTTTGTGGTTCCGTTATTCGGTGGATTTGATGGATTAAATATTAAAGAAAAAGAATCTTTTAACTTTGATGATATTCAAGCTACAACAACAGACACAACTAACTATCTTGTTTATTCGCTAAATAAGGCATTAGATTCAGTAGCAGATCCCGAAACTGTTCCAGCATCTCTACTTTCTATTCCAGGTATTAAAAATACACACATTACAGATAAAATAATTCGCACAGCAGAAAGCCGTAAAGATATGTTAGCAGTGGTTGATTTGGTTGGTGATTATACTCCATCATTTGAATCTCGTGATTCTCAAAGCACACGATTGGGCTCTGTTGTAGATACTATTTCAAATATCAAAAACAGACAGATTAATTCAAGCTTTGCCGCTGCTTATTATCCTGCTGTACAGATTCAAGACAACTTGAATAATGGAGAGCGTGTATGGGTTCCTTCTTCAGTTGCTGGACTTGGCGCAATGGCACAGTCTGATGCGTCTGCAGAACTATGGTTTGCTCCTGCTGGATTTAACCGTGGTGGACTTGGAAGCCTTGGAGGTCGTTCTGGCCCTCGTGTAATTCAAGCACGTCAACGACTTGATTCTTCTGAGCGTGATAAATTATATGAAGTTAATATTAATCCAATTGCTACTTTCCCAAATGAAGGGGTGGTTGTATTTGGGCAGAAAACCCTTCAACAAACACCATCTGCTCTTGATAGAATTAATGTTCGTCGCTTAATGATTTTCCTTAAGGCAGAAATCAGCAAAGTTGCACAGGGTATTTTATTCGACAACAATGTTCGTTCTACATGGTCACGATTTGTTGCTGAGGCAGAGCCCATTCTTGCAGATGTCAAAGCAAAATTTGGCCTCACAGAATACCGCTTGATTTTAGATAGTTCCACAACAACAGCAGATTTGATTGATCGCAATATTTTATATGCAAAAGTATTTTTGAAGCCAGCGAGAGCTATTGAATTTATAGCAATTGATTTTGTTATTACTCGCACCGGGGCAGATTTTGCCTAAGCCAACTATTTACTAAAGATTATAGGAGAACATAATAATGGCATTTTGGACAACAACACCAGAGAGAGATCCTAAAAGAAATTTTAGATTTCAAGTATTTATTACTGGTATTCAAGGAACAGAGCCTGCTGTTTGGTGGGCAAAGAAAGTTTCTAAGCCAAGCTTCACAGTTGGCGAAAGCAAGCACGTATATCTAGGGCATTCATTTTATTATCCTGGTAAGGTTGAATGGGAGCCAATTTCTATGACTCTTGTTGATCCATTAGAGCCTGGTTGTTTATTTCGAATCAATGAAATTGTGCGTAGAGCAGGATACCGAGTTCCCGGTGATGCCAATGTACTAGTAACTAAATCAAAAAACAAAGCTTCCACAAACCTTGGGGCAGTTAAGATTCTTCAAATAGATGCTGATGGCAATCAAATTGAAACTTGGACTCTCAATAATCCGTTTATTAAGAAGGTAGCCTTCTCGGAGCTTGATTATGAGAATGAAGATATTTCAACAATTGATTTAGAACTTCGTTATGATTGGGCTGAGTGTCTTACAGTTGATGGAGAAAGCGCTGCTACATTCTTTAAAGCTCAATAGTGGAGTGCTAGATGGCCTGGTGGACCGATCAAAGACTACATCCAAAAACTAAAAGCAAGTTTGTTATTGTTTTTGGTAGTACTTTTTTTATACCAAGTGTAAAAACTGTGAGTAAACCTAAAATTGATTTTGATACAAAAGAATATAGGTTGCTAAATCATAAATTTAACTATCCGGGAAATGGAACATGGCAACCTATTGAATTAACATTTGTTGATATGAATGGGCTAGGAGATAAATCCGATACTTTTGATACTTCTGCTTTTTTATGGCAAATTTTAAATAATACCGGTTATGCATATCCTTATTTAGATGGTAGTAGTGATACTTCAAACAATGCCTATTATAACAATGTTGCTGATGGAAAAGACGTATTTTCTGGTGGACATCACATTTCAACAAAGATATCTTTTAGAGATGACCCAAATACAGATATTAGAGAAAGAAGCAGTTTTCGCACTATAACAACACCTGAAAAATCTTCTACAATTGCAAACTCTTTTGGTAAAGGATTAAATGGAAATATTGACTATGAAAATGCTCATTATGCTAGACAAAAAATCTCAATCTACCAATTGTCTCCTGAATCTAAATTTGATGAAGGGACAGATAAAAACCCATCAGGAGCAGAGATAGTAGAGTGTTGGCATCTTGTCAACCCCATTGTTAAATCAATAGGATGGGGTGATCTCTCATATGATTCTGATGATTTAGTAGAATACACAATGAGCATTATATATGACTGGGCCATATTTGATAGAGAAAAAATTGGAAAAGATTTTGTTGTGGATGCTTCTCCTTATCAAGATTTTATGAAGAATTATGGATTAGCTCAAGCAGCTATTGATCAAGAAACACAACAACAAGCTTTTGAAGCTTCAATTGATGAACTTAGAGAAAGTGTAGGGCTTCTAAGTGCAGAAGAGCTAAAAGACTTTAATGAAAAGATCAACAGTGACAGACCACAAGATCTAGATGGTGATGGACTTATATCCGATGTAGAAGCAGGTCTATGGAGTGAACAAAATCAAGATATTAGAGAGGGTTTAGCTTTAGAAGCTGATCTGAGATTGGCTAATGAAAATAGAGAGGCTTTTTTAACAGAGCCAAAAGAAAATCAAGAAGCACTCAGAGCTAGAGCAGAATTAGAACGCGAAGAAGCAGAATTAGCGTCTCAAGCAGCACTAGACGAGGCTTTCTCAGATGAAAATATAGCCGAAGATGTAGATGCTCTTACAGACTCTTTAACTCTAGAAGAAGGAGTAGTTATTGAAACAGGTATAGATTTAAGACCAGAAATCAATGAATCGGCGCGGTTAGAACAATTAACTGCAATTTCTGAAAAACCAGAAAATGAAAGAACAGCCGAGGAACAAGCCGCACTAAATCAATTTAAAGCAGAAGAGCAAGCAGAACGACAAGCCGACTTTGATGCAATCAATACTTCAAACGCAGAACAAGAAATACTTGATGAAGCATCTACTATAATTGACGCAGTTCCAGCAGGTCAGACAGACGAATTTGTGGAAACTCTCATTGAGAAAGTAGAGAGGGGAGAAGCAAGTACTGCAGAGATTGAAATAGTTACAACTGAACTTTTGAGAAGAGGACGAGCAAATGAAGATATAGATCCTGCTGATCGAGACGACACACTAGATGACTAATTATTTAACAAAGAGGTATAAATGAAAAGAAATAATGAAGAACGAACAAAAACCAGAAGACAACAACAAAACGCTGTTGATCCCGCTGCTGTTTTAAATTTCGTTGCCCCAACGGAGTTCGTTGAACTCCCATCAAAAGGAATTGGATATCCTCAAGGGCATCCACTCTATGATAAAGAAACGATTGAAATTCGTTTCATGACAGCGAAAGATGAAGATATCTTAACATCAAAATCTTTGCTTAAAAAAGGTCTTGCAGTTGACCGACTTATTGGTAATCTTATTATTGATAAAACAATAAGACCAGAAGATATTTTGATATCAGATAGAAATGCTATTATCCTAGCCGCGAGGTCATCGGCTTATGGCCATATATATGAAACAAAAGTTCAATGTCCATCCTGCAGCAGCACACAGAAGATGTCATTTGATCTCTCACAAGGAAGAATAACAGAACCAGATTTTCCGGAAAATATTCAAGAACTAGAGAATGGACACTACATGTATGAAACAGAGTATTCTAAAATTAAAGTAGAAATGAGGCTTTTAACTGGGCGTGATGAAAATATTATGTTTAAAGCAATAAATTCAAATAGTGATTCTGCAATGTCAACACAAATGAAACTTTTTGTTGTTAGTGTTAACGGTCACAAACATCCTAATATTATAGAACACTTTGTTAATAATTTGCCAGCTTTTGAAGCCAGAAGCCTCCGCAAAACATTCTCTGATTTAACCGCTATGGTTGAAGTTAAAGAAGATTATACCTGTAATTCTTGTGGCTATGAACAAGAAATGGAGGTTCCGTTTAATGCGGACTTTTTTTGGCCTGACCGATGATTATATGAAAAGTGTTTATGAGGTGTTTTTTACACTTAAACACTATGGTGGTTGGTCTCTATCCGAACTTTATTCTCTCCCAGTTGGATTGAGACAGTGGTGGCTTGATAGAACAGTTCAAGAATACGAAAAAGAAAAAGAACAGATGGAAAAAGCCACCAGAAGATGATGCTTGATATTATTGTCAAGCATTTTTGTTTTAAAACTAATTAAAAATAAGAGGGCTCTATATGTTATTACGAGATCATATTTTAATGATGCCGCAGGGTGAAGGCGATGGCGGTGGTGGAGGAGACACAGGTCGCCCAAGAACACCAACAGGTCGTGAAACCACAAGCACAGTTACAGAAGCTGAAGACAACCTAAGACTAGCTGAAGATATTGTTACTGCTAAGATTATGACGAATGAACAGTTGCTTCGTCAAAAGCAGATCATGGAAGAAATAAATATGCAAATGGGTGACGCATTTGAGGCACAAAAAGCCAGAATGTCACAACAACAAATTTTTATTTCTAATTTATCTTCTGATATACAAAAATTAATCGGCGAGGAGGGTATAAGCGCTGACTTTAGTAAGTTGGATGAAAAGTATAAAGATTTTATTGGTTCAAATAAAGCCCTTTACGAGGAAATTACAAAAATTGCTCTTGATGCAAAAGGCGACTCAGATAAGGTAGCAAATTCTATTGAAGCACTTAAAGGAGAGCTTGATACTGCCAAAGGAGCCGCTGAAGAATTTGATGGCGGTTTAAGAAAGATAACCAAATCTTTTGGTTTTGCCAGTAGTGCTTCAAATACATTAGTTGGAAGCATCTCGGAAAATATATTAAAGTTTGGTAAGCTTGAAAGTGCTGCGGCGAAACAAGAATTTATTCAAGGTATAGGTAAATCTATCAGCCAATCTATAAGTCCTATGAATATTATGGGCAGTATGTTTGACAAGATGATATCTTCTGCCTTGGAATTTGATACAGCACTAAAGAAATTACAGGCATCATTAGGAGTAACACAAGATCTTCTTTTGGCTAACAGTGGTGGTATAGCAAGAATGGGATTGACTGCTAGTGATCAGGCAACAATTATTAAAACATTGACTACTGAATTTAAAGGTTTTGGCAGGGAAGTTGGCGCAAATACCACAGAATTAAAAACAAATGTGGCCGCACTGCAGGCATTAGGTGTTGAGGCCAGTGATAATGCTACAATTTTAACAACAATGCAGATTGGGTTAGGCAAATCAACAAAAGAGATTATGAATTTAACGACTTCGTTGGCTGCTAATTCAAAAGCTTTTGGTATGACAAAAAATCAAATAATTTCAGACTTTGCTTCTATGTCCAGTAATTTAGTTTCTTATGGCGATGAAATGGGAGAGGTTTTTATAAAGCTAGCTGAGCAGGCAAAAAGAACTGGAATTGCTATAAAAAGCTTAAATACGTTAGCTGAGGGTTTTGATAGTTTTAAGGATGCTGCTACAAGAGCAGCGCAAACAAACGCTTTGTTTAATACAAATATATCTGCAATGGGCATGGTATCCATGGATGCTGGAGAAAGATTGGAGGAATTAAAAAGACAGTTTCAAGGTATAGATCCAAGTAGTCTAGGTCGCTTCCAAAAACTTGCTTTAAAAGATGCTTTAGGATTCAGTAGTGTCGCAGAGGCAGTTCAGTTTTTAGGCGGGAGACTATCCAAGGCCGAAGAGGAACAAATAAAAAATATAAATTTACAAAAAGATATGTCCAAAACTATGCAAGATTTAGCTATTGCCACGCTTCCTTTTGTAAAACAACTTGAAAATATGTTCTCAAATCTCACATCTAATGAAGAAATAATGAAAAGTTTACTTGGCGGTATAAAATTTTTAGCTGATAGTTTGATTTTTTTAACATCAAATATAGAAGCTACAATTGTTACTTTAGTTGGTTTAAAAATGATTGGTTTGGTTTTACCACCAATTCTGGCAGCAGTAACTGGTGGCGCTACATCTATGGGGGCCGCTTTTATGATTTCCTTGGGTCCTGTTGGCGCTGTTGCGGCGGCGTTATTAGTGCTATTTGGAATTTTGCATTTAACTAAATCTCCTCCATTTTATCTTTTATTTGGAGTTGTTGCGACTGGTATATTTGCGATGGGAATGGCAGCTCAAACAACACAAGCTGGGCTTTATGCGTTAGCTGCGGCAGCACTAGCTATTGGTGTTGCTATATCTGCTGTGTTTTATACTTTAAGCATGGCCATTGACTCTTTTACAGGCTTATTCACAGTTTTAAGTGAAGGAGCAGAGAATTTTCCGAAAGCTGCTGCTGGTTTACATCTCATGGCCGGGGGCATGATGAGTCTTGGAACGGCTTCAGTGTTTGCTTCAACTGGACTCAGTGCCGCTTTAGCTGCTTTAAGTGCATTAACTGCTATATTTAATCTTGGCGGTTCAGACATTGAAGATCTTGTAAAAGCCGGAGATTCAATAACAAAAATGGGTGACAGTGTTGGTAAGTTTGGATCTGGTCTTGAAAAAATTAAAGCTGTTGCGGTGGAGCTTAAAAATTCTTTAGGAGATTCAGTTATTGCTGCTGCTATGGAAGGAAGCAAAATGTCCGTTATTGTTGGTAAAGAAGCAGGGGTTGCAACCTTGTTTAAAAACAATACGCTTAATATTAAAGTTGATATGCCGCAAATAAACATTCCAACGCCTGAGTTTGTCATACAAATTGATGGAAAGTTCATTGACGCAAAAGTAGAACAAAGGTATAACAAATAATGGAAGGTTCAAAATATAAAATACTTCATGAATTTCAATCTAGTGATAATCTTGCTCTTGGCACAGATTATTCTTATAATTATGTAAAAAATAAAGGGACTATGCTTTATTTCTATAATGAAGCACTTGAAGATGATATTATTTCAATTTCTTTTAAATCTTTCTTAGAAAGCTTTAGTATTACTTTATCAACAAAATACGCGGATATAGAAGGCACAGAAGACAATATTGGAACACTTGAAGATTACACTATGACTTATGATATAAAATTAAAAATTCCTTCACTATCTTTAAACGATGCTAGAGTAAACGCTTCTAGATTAGAAGAGCTAAACAATCTTATGAAACCAAGATTTAAAAATATTGGAACAGAACAAGCACCTGTTAATAATTCTAGAAAAACCAGAGTCCTTTTAACTAATTTAATACACAATGGGTCTTATAAAAAACAACACACCATAAATAAGCCAAGTTTAATAAAAAAATACGGATTGAGATGTTATATAGATCAAATTTCTATAAATGCCGATGTTGAACAAGGATATTTTGAAAGTTATGACAAGTTATTCTATAAATCATATGATTTAAGCTTAGCTTTACAAGTTTTTTTACAACAAGATGATCAAATTAATAATAAAAGATATGTATGTGGATTTATTGGTGATTCTTATGATGTTGAAGATATAAAAACTTGGCCTTTTGGGGTACCATAATGAGAGATTATTCAGCAGATTATAATAATAACAAAAAAGGAATGGTTTATTTTTCTAATGGTGAAATTGCTGTTAAGTTTAAACCTTTTGTTGAAAGTTTTAGTTTTTCTTTTTCAAATGACAGCACGACACCTGATGGCCATATATATACTAAAAAAGTAGAGGCCACTAAATTTAAAGAATCTAAATATTCAATTTCATTTGGTTTACCAGCAACTAGTTTAAACGAAGCTATTTCAAACCATAACAAGTTTCAAGTTTTAATGAGAATGATAGCTCCAAAAAGAGCCGAAAACTTCACAGAACCAAGAAAAGTCTTTTTAAAATTTTCTAATCTTATAAGCAATTCAGGCCAAAAAGGAAAAATTAGTATGTCAGCTAAGCAAATATTAGAAGAGGGGTTTAGGGGCATTATAAATGATTTAAAATATGAGCCTGACATGGAAATGGGTTTTTTTGAATTTAATGGATTATTGTTCGCAAAAGCTTTTAATCTTAATATTGATGTTATAGCGATTCCGTTTTTAAATGCAACAACCTCACCATCTTTTGTATCAGGCTATAATTATGGAAGAAAAGAAAAAATATCTTTTAGCAGCGCAGCTGGTAATTCACAATCTTCAGTAGTTGGACTTAGCGTATATGAGGACTCTGGGAGGCTTATTGACGCCAGCGAACTTACATGGGAGCAACTTGTTACATCACCGACTCCTAACACACAAAACAACACTGGGGCACCAATGCCAAATCAACCTAGTGCTCAGCAACCAGTAACAAACTTTAAAAGTCAAAAAGAACAGGCTAAAAGTCGCAAACCAAACTTTTTAAAAGAACAATAAGGAGATATAATTAAATGCCTTTTTATACAAATAGAATTAATAAAATAACATTGAGTAAAGAAAAAATAGAAGAATTTTTAGTTAAAAGAGGAATAGAAAAAATAACTTTTTTTGAAAACTATGAATTTTCAAAAACAAATAAAGATGCATATGTTGTTATAGAACATATTTGGTCTCATGGAGATAAATTATATAAATTAGCACATCAATATTATGGTGATAAAAACTCATTTTGGTTAATAGCATTATTTAATAATAAACCAACAGACGCTGATTATCGCTATGGAGATGTAGTTCTTATCCCAGTCGATAGTAGAGCTTATTATCGTGAGGTCATAAATGTTCGTTAATTTTATTTACGCAGATGAATCTAATTCGGGTGATCAAAACTTATTAGAGTACGGTTTTGAAAGTGTTGCAGAAATTATTGGTACCAATATTCCAGGCCAACTCCCCCGTTTGTCTTATGACGGTTTTTTTAATGAAACTCGTGTTGGTGATGTTACTTATGCCACAATGCAATTTTTAAATGGAATACCAAGAAAAGACTCTGATATTCATTATAACAATGTTCTTTCTAAACGTAGTAAACAGTTTAGATTAAGAAAAAGAAATGCGAACGGCACTGTCAACAATAGTTTTATAGATATAAATAAATTTTTATTTGTCTTGGGTTTTGCTGTTCATGGAAAAGATTTGTCCCCAGGTCAATTAGAATATCTTTATAATTTGACAGCTAAAAAGGCTTATCCAAATTATAAATTATTATCAGAATTAAATGAGCCAAGCTTTACTAATAAATTTATAAATGATGAGAGTGATTATGAAAAAAGAGTTTGGTATTTTTTAAATTCAAATCCCGGTGCTTTTTGGACTAATGGTGTTCTTGCAGACCTCACCACAGATATGAAAGCAAAAATAAGTTATGAAGTTTTGTTTTATCAAATTTTGCATGAAATTGAGACAGGTACATTTCCTTCTTTTAAAGAAATATATGAAAAAATAACAAATAGTAATTCTCTTGGTGAAGCTCCCGGTTTTACTTGGAGACAAGGAATTATACATAATGGAAAATACATTCAGCTTCAAGGAAACCCTTCTCGGTTTGGTAATCATTGGATAGATTTTAATTTTAAGCCAAAGGGTTTTTCAGACGGTGGTGTAAGCCAAAGAGATTCCCTAAGTCTTAGAACTCCAACACAAATAATAACAAGAGAACAATCTTTTACAGTTAACATTAACAGCACTTTATTTTTTAACGCAGCTCAAACAGACACATCTTTACTTGGTCAAACAGTAACAGAAAAAGTTAAAACTCATACTTTTACCTCAGAAAATACGAAAAAAATATCTGAGTTTGGTAAAAAAGATAGATTTTTTAATGTTTTTAAAAAAGATTTTAATGATCAAAACAATAAATCATTAGTAAAACAGTATGTGAATAGTTTAATAAATGCTCCATTCATCGATGAAGATGCTACTGATATAACTTTGAAGAAAAATGAAGCAGCAGCAAAAGGTCAATTGTCTGTTTCTGTAGAAGAATTAGAAGATTTATTAACCGACGAATCTCAGGATTTTAGTGATAGGTTGTCCCAATGTATTCTTTTAACTTCACTAAAAGATATAGCAAGATATTCAACCGAAATGAAAGTAAAAGAAAGGGAAGAAGCGCTGAAAAAGAACAATTCTGTTTTTTCTTATGGTAGTAGAATATATTCTGTGGATACAGAAAAACCAAATACTTTAATAAATATTTTAAGCACACCAAGAGGAATAAGTAGATATGTTTCTGGTGTAAAATCAACAGATTTTGGTGTCAATAGAACGATTCAATACAATATGCAACTTTGTAGAGTTGAAGAAGTTAGCGGTAGTACAAAAGAATATCCATACTTATTTGAAGAAGATACCGATGCGGGGGGCAAAAGCCCAATTTTTAAAGATTTAATTTTAAATGCTTACAAAAACCCTTCGGCCAACGACGAGCTTAAAAATTCATATGTATTTAAAGCTTTTAGGCAAAATTTAACACCTAATAAACAAGGAATGAATTCACTTATTCGTGTTGATGATTTGTCTATTTCTATTAAAGGAGAAACAGTTGCGACTGTTAAATCAAATATTGATGTATCCATAACTTTTTCACTGCCTTCTTTAGAGGCAATGTTGGGTGTTTTTGAAGCAGAGTCTTCATATTATATTGACGACGATCCAAGTAAAGGAAGAGAATTATATGAATATTCTTTTTCCGAACTTTTAGCTCATAATGTTGCTAGTAAATTTGATGGCACAAATGCTTCACGAGTATTAAACACTTCTTATATACCTAAAAAAAATCGTTTAATTATGAAAATAATCCCACAAATAAACAAAATAAAACAACTTCAAGGTTTAGAATTAGGAACCAGCGCAGATAATAAACCAATTGCAGGCGATGAGGAAAAAGAATATAAAGCTGGTTTTGAAGACCCAGAATTAATAAATTATTTTAGCGAATCTGGTATGGTTTTAGATCTTTTATTAGTAGATTACTCGGTTGTTAGAAATGACTTTAAAACATATGACAAGATTACAATAAATTATAAAGGATTTATGAAAAGTTTTTTAAATGAGCCTTTTTGCGATATAATAGCAAAACCCAGTTTAAGACAACAGCTTTTAGAAAAAGAAAAAGCTGTTGTTGAAGAATTGGAGTCACATAAAGATTATTGTGATATAAAAAAAGTAAGAGAAAGAATACAAATACACTATAATGACATGAGAACAACCAGAGACCAAGCTTTAAACAGTTCCGTTGGAAGAAATTCAATTTTAGAAAAATTAGTCTCTAGAAACAGAATGTTTGCGGTTACGTTGAATAGTAATATTTTAGGGTCTTTAGTAGATAACGTTGATAAAAATACTAGAAAAATAACAAACCCTGCGAAAGTTGCAGAATTACTAGTATCCAATGGCAATATAAAAGATAGTATAAATCGATCTATAGATCTTAATTATGCCGGTGATGAAAATATAGTAAATTCAAAAGATATTGATTTTTTTTACTTTGGTGATTTATTAGATGTTATAATGGATGTTATATATGGCAACCCAACATATTCAAATAACAATACAGGCCCAAGAAACATAGATACACTTAGAAATAAAGATGGAAAAATAAAACCAGATATTCTCGATGATGGAACCGTTTCTGAGATTAGAGAAAAGTTTGCAAACTTTCCGTTAAAAATTATACTTCCGGTAATCAACCCAATAACTTTAAAGAAAAATTCAGACGGCACATCAATTTTTGTAACTTCTAAAAACAAAGAAGACAGGATATCTCTTGCTGATATTCCAATATCAGTTCCTTATTTTCAAAATTGGTATGAAGAAGAAATTTCTAGGAGAAAAACAAAAATATATCCTTTAGGAACTATGGTTAACAAACTACTAAATTTAGTAAATAATATATTATCTGATAATTGTTATACAATTGGAAACATTAATAAAAAATATTTTTCAATTAAAACAGATTATGGCACCACTCTTAATGAAAATGGAGAATTTAACGAGGATTTTTATAATAATAATTATACTATTTTTGATCAGCTTTGGGAAAGTCAATATTATGATAGTAGTGGCAAGCCACGCACAAATCCTCATGATTTTATCACTGTTAGTACAGCAGATGCCCCACTACTAGAAAAAAGATTAAACATTGAAAGAAACAAACATACTAATTATTTAATTGTTTACGAACAGTTTAATTCTTACCCTGATGGAACTTATCCAAATGCAGAAAATTTCGCTATTACACTACCCAGCGGAGTAACAGCAATAGAAAGAAATTTTTTAAATGCAGCTGATATACCGCAATTTAAAATGATGTTTGAAGATACCGGAAGAACAAACAAAACAATTGATTTTGTGAATAAAATGGATTTTTCTAAAACAGAACTACCCAGGGCACAAGAAATAAGGTTTTTTAATGATGGGTTAAATGAGTTGTCTACTCTCTCCGCTGTTCATGACTGCACAATTAACTGTCAGCCTTTAATACAATTTTTTCCAGGAATGTTGTGTTGGATTGACTCACAATTTGTAGACGGGTCAGAAGTTTATGGTTCAATTCCATGGATTATGGGCCTTGGTGGGTTTCATATTGTTTATGAAGTAGAGCATAAAGGAAACATAGTGAACAGTCATATCGATAAATTTACAACTACATTTAAAGCAAAATTTGTTCATTCAGGCGCAAAAAGCGACACAACTTCTTTTAAACGAGAGTGTGGAGATGGACTCCTAGAATTACCATCTCCTGAGCATGAGTCAGAACCAACAACAGAAGGGGCGGGGTCGTAATAATGTCAAAATTTAGAGGAAAAAATAAGTATACAAAATTATCAGATCAATTTATTTACAAAGATAATTTTTTTGAAGAAGGGCATATGGTTGAAGGCCCCGAAGTGTTTTATTTTGATTTCATAGAATATCAAATGTATGGTGCTATAAATTTAGAAGGATCTTCAATATTTCCAAATGAAGAAAATTTAAAAAATTTTAGCAACGAAGTTGGTCAAGAACAAAATTTTAGAGCTTTTAATTTTGTTACTGAGATGTTTGAAGACGTTAAAATTAATATGCGATTAGCCATGGCGATGGGGAATATTGTCACTACAAATCCTATTTTAAAAAAAATGGAAATCAAAAGAGCATATGAGCCTCCAAAGAAAAAGTACGGAACTGCTTTAGCAAATCATTTGATTAATTTTAATCAAAGTCTTGAAAACAATTTCACCTCCATTAATAATATAACATCTTTAGACGATTATGTCAAGGAGTTTTTTGTATTTTGTCAAGAAAATTTGTATAATAAACCAATAACATTTTCTGGTTTTCTTCAATCGAATCAAAATTCATTGTTTTCTACAGGTTTAGCAATAAGCATAGCAGATATAGCCTTTGATGATGATAATAAAAAATATGAAAAATTCATGAATTCAACATCTTTTGACTATTACAAAAAAATTTGTTTAAATAGAGGTTTTAGGGTCAATAAACACATACCATATATGATGGTCGCCGATCTTACGAGTCCTGCTATAACACCTTATTTAAACTTGACTATTAGTGATACATTAAATACATATTATAATAATTCATTTAATATAGATTATATAATATTAAGAAAATATATAATAGATTATTATAATATATTAGTAGAAAGAAATAGTTTTATAGATATTCTAAAGCAGTGTGGGACAAAAGTAACATATGATTATTTTGAAAGATCTGCAGTATCACAAAACAATATACCAGAAAAGTTCAATGATTTATTCTGGATAAACTATTATTTAGACCTCAGAAACATTGAACTTGGAATGATCAAGGGAAAATCAGAAATAAAGAAAATAAAAAAATATTTAAAAAACTTTCAAAATAAACTTGACAATTCTGAGTTGGTAGGTTATATTGATAGTATGTTCCGTTTAGAAACGTTTAGAAAGCCTTTTGGTTATTATCATGAACTTCGTAGACGAGAGCAAGTCAAAAAAGAGAAAGATCGGAAAGAGGGCATTACCGGTGGTTCTACAGTTGGCGGAGGTACAAGCGGAGGATATTAATGGTATTTCAAATTTTAGATGACAAGCAAGATTGTCTTGGTCT